TGTTATTAAACAGATTTTTTGGGAGTTCGTGGTGACAGGCAATTTATTCCTTGAAATCGTGTGGAAAAAAGATAGGAGAGAAGGTATCAGTGGTTTCCATATAATTCCTTCTAAATTTATGAGAGCTAAACAACCTGATAATGCTGAGTTATATTCTGATAAGTGGTTTTATTGCCAGGATTGGTTGAATTGGAAAAAGGCGGGATTGATTGAATTACAAGAATTCTCGCCTGATTCTTACGAAAATAGACAGGTGGTAGCAATCAAAGCATACCAACCTGGTTACATTTTTTACGGGTCTCCTGATTATATTTCCGCTCTATTAGACATCCGTCTTTCAAGGGCAATTTCAAGCTTTAATTTACACAATGTAACTAACGGGGCTAGCCCAAGTTTGTGGGTCCATCTGCCTGAGTCCGCGCCAGATTCGGAGCAGGAACAAAATAATATATTAAGAAGATTAGAGGAAAGATATGTGGGAAGTAATAACGCAGGACGCATTATTGTTTCTTGGGGTGGGGTTGATGGTGCTAAACCTGAAATCACTCAAATCACACCAACGATGCAAACAGGGGGATATGCAGAAATATTTGCTTTGGTTAGAGAAAATATACTTGCCGGTCATAAAGTGCCAGATGGTTCATTGGTGGGACTCCCAACAGGTTCAGGATTTTCATCTCAAGCAGACCAGCTCAAAACATCACATCAACTATTTATGAGCACAACCATAAAACCTTTGCAAGAATTTATCATCAGAGAACTTCAACCAATTTTACAATTGATGTATCCGAATGAAAAGATTGACTTAACAATTCAACAAAACGAAATCCTATAATGAATTATAATGTCCTTTTAATATCAGAACAAAAACTCAAAAGTCAGGCACCAATTGACCCGAATGTCGATTCTGATGAATTGAGATATTCCATTCAACAGGCTCAAAATATTTATATTCAGGAGACACTTGGAACCAACCTCTTTGAGCAAATTCTTAATCAGGTTGAGAGTGGAGATATTTTACTCCCGAATGCTACAAACAACAAACAACTTTTAGATAATTTTATCCAACCTGCTTTGGTTGCATATTCCTACTATATTCTGTTGGATAATATGTTTGTTAAAATGGTTAATGTTGGTCTACAACAATTCCGTTCTGAGCAATCAAATCCTATTGGATTAAAAGAGTTTCAATATTTAAAAGACAGTGCTAAAGACCGCGCTCAATTTCTCGATAATTTAATGCGTCGTCACCTTGTATTTAACAATTTCTTATACCCACTTTACACACAAGTTTTAAACAACGGTCAGTTAATACCTGAGTTTGGTTCACCATTTAGAACTTCAATAATCCTTCCAACAAATCGTTACTATAATAATCTTAATCGTGGTGTTTTTGGAAATGGAATAAATACTTTATTTGACTGTTCCTTGCCTTGGTGGTATGGTGGACGAGGTTCAGGGGAGTAAGTTATGGAAAAAGATACTTCAATCGCAAACTTGGTAACCTTAGGTGCAGTCGGAATGACTGTTATGAACACCATACAAATTCTAACAATCCTTTCACTTGCAACAGCAATTGGACTGAATCTTATTTTGATTTGGAGAAACCTTAAAAATAAGGAAGATTAATTCTTATTGAAAAAATAAGCACTTGAAATCTTTTTTGTGGTTAGAATTTCAAGTTCGTTTAATTCACTCTGAACCTGAATGAACTTTTTATCGGTTTGGGAAATTAAAACCACATACTTATCAAAGAAAAACCTTTTAAGTCGTGATGCAGCATTCAACTGGTCGGGAGTAACAACCTTTTTGAACTCCTGAACCACACTTTGATAATCTTTTTCAAATTGAGTCATTGAAATGTTTTTTTAGAAACTGTTGATGAACTGTCAAATCTGAATCAGTTTTATAACCAATTTTCTCTAACAATTCATTTGCACTTTGTATTGTATAAATAGATACATTTGGTTTCAAGTCACCTCTTTTTATTGCTGTGTGACAGCTCCTGCAATAATATTGAAACCTGTGTTCACCAGGTTTAAAAGGTCTACCTGAAAATTCAGTGCAAGGTTTGTATTCGTTCTCATACGAACACCAACACAATTCAATATCGTCCTGATAAATTAATCTTTCAATTTTCTGTGTGGTTGGATATCTCATTTACCTTATTATGATGAAACGCAATTAAATCCTTTTTGGTGGGTTTATTTATACAAAGTGATGTCCTTGTATCTAAATCTAAAATTGCGTCAACATAAGTCAAATAAATGTGGTATAGTTGATTATCAACTAACAACTGTGCTACGGTTGTTTTAATATTAACACCATCAATCAGGGTTTCAATTGTGTCATTTGCTTCAAGTTCGTTTTTCATCACAAATGACCTCAAGTTTGGGTTCCATCTTAAACCCCTTCTGATTTGTGATATGTGAACCCTTGAAATTGACTCACCTTTATTTGTGCGATAAATTCTTTGGATTTCACAATTGTTTAAACCCAATTCAAATAAGTCGTTTAATCTTTTCAGGTCATCGGATTGGTCGTCTATTTTTGAGCTTCCTATCATAGTTTTTATATTTTATGTTTTATTTCAAATTGCCTCCATATTGGAAGTTCGTTTGGACCGATTGTGTATCCTAAAGTTTTTAAGAATAGTTCGGTCTGAGCCAAGTCATCATCCGTGATTGTTGAAAGTTTCAAATACTCAGTATCAGGGTCTGACTTCGGTTGGTCTTTTTGATAGTGTAATTTACACTTGTATGTTTTTCCAAAGGGAGTGTCTTTGGAATTATAAAATTCATATTCGGGTTTGTAATCACCACACATTCTGCAAAACAAATACCATAGTCCGTCTGAACCAATCATTCGTCTCTTGGAGAATTTATCAATTTTAGAAGTTACCATTTTGGTATTTGTCTGCTAAATGCTCCTCATAAGCAAGTCGTTCATTTTCTAATTGTTGCTCCCTCCATTTCTCATATTGATAATCGTCATCATCCAAGTTGTTACTGAATTGGAACAGGATTAGTTCCTGTAAGCTCATCTCCTCGAAAATTCTTTTTGTTTGTCCCATCTTTTTGTTTAAATATAAATAGTTTTATTTGAATTAAAAAGTTAATAACTGAGTATTTTTAGTGTAAAAATTACACATCTCATCCATCTTTTCCAAAGGGAAAAATATAACCATATCATTTTTTTCATCGTTGAAAGTGGATTGGACATTTAAATCCACAACCACCTCTGCTGACATAACTTGTATGTTGTTAATTTCCTCAACCCCATAGAAGTTACAATACTCACAATCATCCTCAACCCTTTCTTTTATTTTCTCAAGGACTGATTGGAATGTCATCATCTCGGGAAAGTCCTCTATAACCTCTGCAAAGTGGTTATAAATCACTTTTAACTCTGCGTTGGAGAAGACCACAGTTTTATTGGTCTTGAAGTCCTCTCCGTTGATTAAAAGGGGTTTCATTTCTTGGTGATTGTTGGTTTGGTTGCAAGATACTCGTCAATTTTTTCAAATCTTTCTCCAAGTGCATTTGAGTAACCATTTTCAACATAATCCACAAGGACTACTGAGATGGAAACCAACTCTTTAAGTGTTAAACACTTTCCGCAACTCACCGACCATTCGTTTACAAGTTTTAAGCTTGATTGAGCTGCAATCTGTCTTTCTTTGTTCTGTGCCATTTTTTTCTGTTTTTTTGTTGTTTAAGATAATACCCATTCAAAACCTGCAAACTCCTTATCCTCCAATTTTCTAAACTCTCTGTATTCTTTGTCATTGCCTGGGTCGCATCGGAAATAACCTGAATCAGAAGTTTGGATACCTTTAGCTTTGTAGTCGCTCCACCAAATACCAAATCCTTTGTAGTTGAATTCTGATTCAAAAGCTTCAGGGGTCTGTAGGAAGGTTTTAAGGTCCTTTTGAGTAGTGATGTTTTTCATTGTCTTGATGTTTATTGTATTACAAAGATAACACTTTTTATTATAAATCAAAGCATTTATACTCTTTTTTTCTGTAAAAAGATTAATAAAATATTTATGAGAAACAGTTTGTTTTTGATAAAACTGTGTTACTATTGTTTTAGTGTTGGACGGGATAAAACCAAGCCACCAGCAACACTTGAAATAAACGGACTACTGGGGGAACCACAATAAAAGTCCAACACCAGCACAACGAGGGAAGGTGTTTATGTGGCGGGAGAGTGAATATCCTGAAAGTTGTCCTCTTGTAATATCTTTCACTGATGATATTGCCACGGCTCCTCAAGAAAGCAGCTCGTGAGTGTCAACTAACCTTATTCGGTTAGGAAGCACTCACTTGCACTCACCTAAGAAAGAATCAGGATACAAGATGAGAATGAATACAGGATGAGATAATAACTGGATAAAGAATAAGAATAACTTGGTAGTTCAAATCATAAGCTTTAACTTTGTAAGACACTTAAAACAAGAACAATGAATGCTTCAGATAAAAAAACAATGAAACAGGTTTATACCCTGGTAAAAGAATTAACACCAATCACAAATGCTCTGAAAGACATCACAAATGAAAGGTTGGAACTGATTAAATTGTTAAAACAGATTGAACCCTATGTCGATGAGGTAGAGGAAATATGGAACACAGAACAGGATAAATATGAACGCAGAAGTGAAACTTGGCAGGAAAGTGAAGTTGGGGAGCAGTCACGACACCTGGCTTCTTGTTTAGAAACCATCCATTCTAACTTGGAAGATTGTTTGTATTATCTCAATGAACTACAATAAATAACTTGGTCGTTAAAATCATAAGCTTTAACTTTGTAAGACAATTAAAACAAAACGAGACCGATATGAAAAACACAAACATTACTTTACAGAACCAAGAAGGTGAAATTATCACTATTAACAACCAAACTCTTATGAGTATGATTACTAAACAAATAAAAGAAGTATTGAAAGAAGAAGAATTTGATTTAGAACAAATTGAGTTCTTGGATACTTTGTTGGGTTTTTGTAGAAAATAACTTGGTAGTTCAACTCATAAGCTTTATATTTGTAAGACAATTAAAACAAAAACACACGGATATGACAAACACCGAATTCGCCAACGAAACCCTGACCAACTCCGAATCACAATTCAGCGACTACTTGCACACCAACCACCCTGCGTTGATGCAGGAAGCTCTCAAAGAATTTCACAAGAGCACAAAAAGATACAAAGGAGACATCTACGGTTACACTTACAAACAGTATTTTAATTTCAACAAAGACATTTACACCTTGGCAAGATACTTTGAGTTCCTTTACGCTGAACTCAACGGTATAACCTCACCCGAAGACAATGTAGTTTTAATCGAGAAATAAAATGGATTGGAAATTAACAAGAATAAAGGACTATGAGTTTCTTGGACTATGGAAACCTTCAAAGAAAGAGGATTTCGGTTTCTTTTATGTATATTTTTTAATATTGGAGGATGGTGTTGAAGGTAAAACATTCCTTCATAGTCATAGGAAATCCCTTTTTTTTAAGGGGGATGCTGTAGAATATACATTAGAAGGTGATGGTAAATTGGTGGCAAGAACGCCAAAAAAGAAAACATCACCTTACGAGAATACAAAAGTTGACTTTAACGGTAACAATTAGTATATTTATAGAAATCTAAAATTGCTCCCGCCATTTTAGTTCTCTTAAACCCAGCCGTGTCCCTCTTGATGTTAGGCTGGGTTTTTTTATTGCACTTTATTTTAATTAAAACTTTTTTATCTTAAATATTGTGTTATATTTATAATACAAAGAAAACTATGGGTTGTAATTGCAAAGGGGGAAAAAAACAGGTATTAAATAATTTGGATTCACAAGACCATCTGAAAGTCGCATTCGATGTCTATGAGGAAATTATTAAACCAAAAACGGAACCTATTGTTTGGGATGCGGCTGATGCAAATGTTTTACTACAAACATTTTACACGGTCTATCCCAACGCAAAAATACAGGTGACACCCGAACACGCAGCAAGCTCAATAAAAGAAATCTATAACCAATATTATGGAAGGAAGTAAAAGAGGACCAGGTCGTCCAGCTTTGGAACACACACTCAACCCTGAGTGGTATAACATCATAATTGATGCAGGAAAAAAGGGAAAACACATCACACAATTTCTACTTGAATTAGGTATTTCTTGGGAGGGACACAGAGCAATAATTAAACGAAATAAAAAATACTCTGAAGCCGTTGATGAATACCATAAATTATGTGAGAACTATTGGTATGATATGGCACATCGTTCAATGGAGGAAACAGGGGGAAATGGATTTAACTCGAGGTTGTGGAGTTTAATAATGAGAAACAAGTTTAGTGAAAGATGGAGTGAGCAATCAAGAGTGGATTTAACAACACAGGGAACTTCAATAAACGCAAACCCAATTCAAATTGAAATCATCAAAAAAACTTGGGAAGACCCTGAACAGGAAGAGAAATAAAAATGAGACCGGATAGAATATCTAAAATACCAATTCTAATTCACACTATGGATAATTATGCTCCGTATTGGAATACTTGGTTTAAGTTATTTAAAAAATACACATCCAACACAGGTCCAATTTATTTTTTGACTGAAAGGAGAAGTCCTGATTTTAAGGATGATGTTTTTCATATCAAATCAGGTGAAGGAGAGTGGGGATACAGATTACGGAAAGGATTAGAACAAATTAATTCGGACTTGGTATTCTATATGCAAGAAGACAATTGGGCGTATGCACCCTTTGAATTTAAACAGGGATATTTGGATAAGTTCAACGAGCTTCAAATGCAAAGTTTAAGGTTCCACGCTTGTGCTTTTGATTCCATTCACTACGAAAAAGTTGAAGGGAACCTGTATAAATATTCTCAACGCTCACCATATCTAATGGGACACCATATGGGGTTATGGGATAAGGAATTCTTTTTATCCAATGTGTTAGACCACGAAACTCCCTGGATGAGTGAAATACAGGGAACACCTCGTTGGTTCAATATTAACCACAGAATATACCAATATGATATTCACTGGTATTGGTCTGTTGCAAGACGGGGGATAATACAACCTGAAGGACTGAAAATTCTAAATGACGAAAATATAACAGATTTTGATACCACTCCAATAAAACAAGCATCAATCTAAAACACAATGAAAATTAAAAATACAAAAACAGACAAAGAATATTTTTACGACTATAAAAATATCTTTATTACCACAGAGGTTGCAAAACAATTGAAAGAAAGAGCATCAGAAATGAAACTTTCCAAAAGTGAGTTATTACAAGAACTTCTAAATCAAACAAAAACTTACGACCCCTTCTCCAATGGAAAGTAATATTATTGAAAGGATTGATATAAGAAGTTTGGTTCCAAATGAAAAGAACCCACGAAAAATATCTCCAACTCAAATGGATAAACTCAAAAAAAGTATTTTAGAGTT